CAGTTCCGGCTGTACCAATACGTCCATCAGGCTTTCCTCTCGTTACGACTGCTGATTGCCTTGGCTTTCGCCTTGGCCTCTGCCTTGCTGCCTGCGCCCCATGCCTTAAGGGCAAGAGCCAAGCGCGTAGGCTCGCCGTTCTTCTCCATCGGCCCCGGCATATTGCCCATGCGGGCGAGGAACGAGGCGCGGCGGGGGTTGTCGCCAGCTTTTACCGGGGGCTTCAACGTGCCACCCGTCTCGGCTTTGTAGGAGGCACGACCAGCGGCGTTTAAGCCGCCTTTCGGGTTCTTGCCTGCCTTACGCTGCCACGCTGCGCTCACTTGTTTTCCTTCTTGACCGTCTTGGCTGACTCGCGGAACGCCTTGGCAGTTGGCGCACCGGGGTCACCGGGCTTACGCATACGCTCGCCAGAGCCAGCCTTGATGCGCTCCTGCTTGGCGAGAATGTTCGCGTACAGCCCCGGCTTACGGTTCATACGTAATCGCTGAACAAGCCGACAACGCGGCAGTTGGAGTTACCCGAGCAAGTCGCGGTGATGCGGCCCTTGGTGCCAACTTCCAGCGGGATCACATACACGCCAGCGGCCTGCGTGGCCGGGATGCTGACGAGGGTGACGCCGTTATCGCTGACGATGCAGGTGGCTTCTGTGTTGGTCTGCACGTTGACGACGACGCTGTGCAGGTACGCGCCAACGGTGCCAAACGTGCTGCTGCTGGTGGCCGCCACGGCAACGTAGTTGTTACGAACGGGACTAATCGCGGTCATATCCTTGCCCTCCGAGAGCCTTGGCGGTCGTGAACCGCCCACATATCGTTGAGTGTCACGGTGTTCTCTGGCCCGACGATCAGCGGTTTAGGCTCAAGGGTCGGGGTCTTGTCAGCCTGTTCTGCGTATGATACCGCAAGCATTCGGAAAGCGTCACTAGGGTGCGATGTCCAATCGTGGCGCGGCGACTGACGATAGGCTTTCTTATCTTCATCGTACTCGCGCTGATACTGACGCAATGCCTCAATGCCCTCGCGGCACTTCTCGCCGTCAAACCACACACGCGGCAGAATCATACGCACAGCCTGTATGCCGCTCTGTACGCCAATGTCGGGAACGACAGCAAGTTTGGCGACATCTAGATGCGTAGCCAGCTGCTCAATAATGCTCTTGCCTGTCTGCAAGCTCTTAGCGCGGGCGTCATGCGGTAAGTAGTGTTTGGCGTAGCGGTACGGCTTTGACATCACGGTGTCTGCAATGTCGTAGATGTCAGCGCCAGAGACAGCGTGGAAGTCTATAACGCGGATTTCCCCGCGCCCGATCTGATAGAACCAAATGGCGGTGTCGTCCCGATAACCCAAGTCCCACGCGGTGTACACGGGGTAATTGGTGTCGTATGGCACTTGGCAGATGCGGCCTTGCTGCTCTGCCTCTCGCATTTCCTTGCCAAAAAAAGCGCCGAGGATTGCGGCCTCAAATGAAGTCTCGTACTCCTGTAGGTACTGATCCTCGGCCAACTGCGCTCTGGCGGCGGCTAGCTCGGTCGCCGGGAGAATCCCGCTGGATGTGGCGGGCAGGCGCAACAGGAACCACTCGCTAGGGATACGAGTGGCGGTTTCGTAAATCTCCCAAAACTGGTTCTTGCCCTTGGGTGTACCACCAAACACCGCCCACCCTTGCTTGTCTGACAGGGCAGGGCGTATGACGTTCCCAAATACGCTCGGCTTAAAGTCACCGTATTCGTCCATATACACGCCCGAGAAACCTAGGCCGCGCATTGCGTCAGCGTTGTCGGCACCGTAAAGACGTATCTGGCTGCCGTTCATCAGGGTAATCAGCAATTCCTGCTCGTTCTTGCTCTGGATAATTGGCTCTGCGAACTCCAAAAAATATTGCCATGCAACGGCCTTACTTTGGGAGCGGTAGGGGGCGATGTAGGCGAACAGCCCGCGCTCGCCTTGGTAGGTGATGGCGGCTCGGATGATGTCGTTAACGGCTGCGACTGTTTTACCAGCGCGACGATGGGCGACGAGGCAAGCCCACCGTTGCGTTCGGTTGTGGAAAGGCATGAACGCCTTTCGGGGGCGGTATGGGATGACTACTCGGGAGCCATCCATGTCACTTCTACCTTGATCTTGTCGCCGTTGTTGCCCGTGTGTTCGTGTCGGGCGAGCTTCGGCACATGGTATTCAATGACATCCATCATGCAGCGCCATGCGGCTTCTGCGCCTTTCTTCTCGTAGATTTCGTCCAGCCAGATGTTAAGGCGATGGGCGTTGCCGTCTACAAGACGGGCTATTGCTTCCCGAGCCTCTGCGGTTGCCTTGTTGGGCGTTCCTTTAGGTCTTGGCATGGCTTATTTATGCACAAATGAAACAATAATTAAAGAGGGGTTACTTACGCTCCAATATGCGTACTTTCTTTTCCTCGCCGGGGAATACGACAAAATTGCGCGGGCCTTTGCCTCGGCCCTCCCGATAAATCATGCCGGGAATGCCGAACTTTGCTAAATGCGCTTCTTGCCCTTCAATCATTTGCCCCGCTCGCATTGCGGATTGCGTGTTGATGCCCGCCTTTTCCAAGGCATCAAGCACACCTTGGCTATGCTCATTGATAGGCTTATCGTAATCCAACATCTGATCGATCATTTCATCTGGTAAATCTGCTTTGTAAAGCGAACTTGGCGATTGTTCTTGAATTTTGGCAATACGCCCGACTAATCCTTTTTGACGCGGAAATTGTTCGCGTAATTCATCAGCGGTACGATGCAACATTGCCGCTTCCAATACTTCCATCGCATTGTAATTTTGCCGTGTTTCGGCTTGTTTATACAGATTTAACAGCTTGGCTTCGGCTTTTGGGTCACGCGGCTGATAACCTTTTGCGACATCGGGGCTTTCCGTAAAGTAAATCCCTTTCCCGTAAACCTGCGCCCCCTCTCCCGTGCCGATCTTACTGGCGTCAAACTCGCCTAGCGGATTGGCCTCTGTAGCGGGGAACTTGTGCGGGGTGCCGTGGTATACGTCCAACTCCTGCATCACCGGGCCGCCCTTACGTGGGCCAAGCATTTCGCCAATGACCTCGCCTGCGTTTAACGGGCCACTAGTGGCTTTCTCGGCGGTGTAGCGCAATGCGTCAGCGACGACCGAGGGGTCGCGGATAACGGCTCTACCTGTCTCGTAGACGCCTTTGGCGGTGCCTACGGGGTCGGTAATGATGCTTTTAACGCCTTCCAACCCGGTCGTTACCCCTCTGCCTAACCCAATAGAGAGGTTTTCTAGGTTGGTACGAAAGTCTGCCCGAGGAGCAGGTTGGGCGGGGTCTGTGACTAACCCCGGCACCGACTCCATCATGCGGCGTCGGCGTTCTTCCTCGGCTTGTTTGTAGGCGAGTGCGGCAGCAAGGCGGCTGCGGTCGGCGGCCATTTATTTAAAACGCTCCAGCTTGTACGACAACGAGGCAATCTCGCCCACAATTTCGTCAATGATGTTCTGCAAGTCGGTGTCTTTTGGCAGGTCGGTGCGGATGCCCTTTACGAACGTCAGCAGGCTGTCGGCGTACGCAGCAGCGTCTTTCTGCACCTTAAACCCGTCTGGGTAATCATCTAGCGGGATGATCCCGTAGTGACCCTGATACGCCTCGGCGTACTTATCGGCCAAATCTACAATGTTCTCGTAGTAATGCCCGAGTGCCTTGTGAGCGGCGTAGCTCGCGGTGTTGAGGTGCAAATAATGAGCCGCCGTGCTGCTATGGAGCAGTACACCAACGAATTCTGCGGCGTCTTTATGCGACATAGAGCCTCCCTCGGGCATGGTAGTTTGGTGCTATTGGCTAGTCAACTGGATGACAGTATGCGGCAAAATCAACGCTAAATTTGCCTCATCTGGAATGCCGTGTTTTTCCAACAACTCTTTTTCAGCCGGGTACACCAGCACCGCGCCTTGGTAGCTAAAAAGCTGTGCGTTCGCCACGCCTTTTTCAACCCCCTCAAAGTCATCTAACGCCACAACCGTATTGGCGTGGGCTAACTCACCAATCAGCCGAGCATCCCGTGGCGGCAACCTTCCGTCTAGGAATATGAAGTCAGCGCGTATTTTCTGCTTCATCATTTCTTCAAACATCTCACC